GATCTATCCCGGCTGACGGCGACTCGGGCCGGTTATCTAGATAATCTCTCGGCTGGGGCGGCGGCCCTGGAAGCGACCCTGACGGCGATCAAGGGGGCCAGTTGGTCAACCGAGACCCTAAAGGCCATTAAGGATGCCCAGGCTTTGGAGGCAAGTTTGACGGCAATCAAAGGTTCAGGTTGGTCCACAGAAACTTTAAAGGCCATTAAAGAATACGTGGATGACTTGGAATCCCGGCTGACCGCGGATCGGGCCGGATACCTCGATGAGCTAGGGTCACTCAATATCCCGGCGGATGTTGATACTCTTCTGACCCGGTTGACGGCCTTAAGGGCGGGCTACCTTGATAACCTGAGTGCCGGGGCCGTGGCCCTGGAAGGGAATGTCGCCTCCCATGCAGAGGCCGGGGCTGGGGCAGCCCTAACTACTTACGGCCCGGCTAAACCAGGGGCGGTCATGGGTAAATCCCCGGCGACCCTGGCCGCGGCTGATGTGTCCGGGTTCCTGCCGGCGGTCCTGACCGACAAGGCCGGGTTCACGATTTCCGGGACCAAGCAGACCCTGGATGCGCTGCATGATGCCACCCAGGGAGCCACCAAGGGCGAGTTGGATGCGGCGCAGGCAGCCATTATCGCGGTGCTCCCGGATATCTCCGACCTGGCCCTGGAAGGCAATGTTGCTACCCACGCCGAGGCCGGGGCTGGAGCAGCCTTGGTCTCCTATGACCCGCCCACCCAGACGGAACTGGAGGCGGCTATTGCCGGGATTCCCACAACTGACCTGTCCGGGGTGCTGGCGGCGATCAATGCCCTCAACGATCTCTCCCTGGCCGAGATCCTCGGCGCCGACCTGGGGGACGGGGCCGCCCTGACGCTCAACTCCTTAGGCGACCTAATCCGCAAGTTGGCCTGGCTGGCGATGAATAAATTGGTGGTCCTCAACGCCGACGGCACCTGGACCCTTTATCAAGGGGACGGCGCCACCCCCGCGGCCACCGGCCAATATCGCCGCCTGGCGACGACCACCGAACGGAGCGCCCCGACATGGCCCGAGATTATTTAGGATTCGTCAGCCGCGGGGTTTTTTATGGGCTGGGTCTGCTGCAGCCGGTGGGGGAGACCATCAAGACCGGGCTGCTCCGGGCCATCGAGGAGCGCCTAAACGAGATCCTGGAGGTGGCGGTGGTAAAACGGGAGGAGGACATCCCGGCGGATTTCACCGGCCTGGCCATGCCCGCCCTCTACTGCTGGGAAAATGAACAAGCGGAACCGGGGTCCTTTAACCGCCTGACTCTCGGGAAACTCGATTTCTGGCTGGAGGTCTTTTTCGTCCTGGACCCGGATGATCTCGCCAGCTTCACCGCCTTTAAAGATGCGGCGGCCACTGTCGCCGGGCGGATCGCCAATCTTTTTGCGGCGCCCGGCGAATTGCGGGCCGCGGGCCTGATCCTGGTGGAACCGGGCCGGGTGGATCAGGCCCGCTACAATTCGGACTACGGGGTGTTATTTATGGCCTATCAACTCACCTACGGGCACGCCGCCGGCGATGCCTTTGCACTCACGGGAGGATAACATGACCACGCCCAACATTGCCGATCTGACCATTCCCGGCGGTACTGTCCTGTACTTTGACGACGGCTCCGGAGAGCGGGACCTGGGGTTTTTCGAATCCCCGGGCCTGAAGGTGGAACCGAAAACCGAGGAATTGAAGTACTACAGCAACCGCTCGGGCATGCGCCGGGTGGCCAAGACCTGGGCCATTGAAGAGCAGCTGACCATCAGCTTTTCGCTCAATTCCCCGATCCTGGCCAACTTGCAGGCCTTCTTCAAAGGTGGCGACGATGAAGGGGTGTCCGGGGGCCGGCGCTTCGCCATCGGCGTCAGCGATTACCTCCAGGGCGCCGCCCGCCTGGAATGTCAGCCGGCGCCGGGCAAGGGCCGGGCCTTCGATATTGAGGTCCCCCTGTGCCAGCTCAAGCCCAATGGGGCCATCACCTATGATGACAAGAAGGTCCTGGAGCTGCCGATGATGCTGGAGATCCTGGATAATTACCTGGCGACGCCGACCTACCCCCTGGGCCGGATCATCTATTACGAGGATGAGGGCTCGGTATGAGCAAAAAGATCATCCCCGATGAGGTGCAGGTCCTGTTTACCGGGCCGGTGCAGATCGGCGGTTACACCGTCCGGCCCTGGACCCTAAAAAAATTCGATCAGGTCTATCCCGTGGCCCGGCCCCTGGTGGCGGCCCTGGTGGCTGCGGGGATGACCTGGGACAACCTGGAGCAGTTCCTGGGAGAGAAACTCCTGGATCTGGCCCCGGAACTGATGCCCCTGGTGCGGTCCCTGATCGCCGTCACCCTGGAAATTCCCCTGGCCGAGGTGGAGGAATTGGCGTGGGCGCCGGGTCTGGCCCTGGCCGTAACCATCTTCTCCCAGAACCTGGAGCCCCTAAAAAACTTTTCGGCCCTGATCCCGCGCCGGGCTCCCGGGACCGGGGCCTCGACCCCCTCGCCCTGACCGGACTAATCGACGACCTGGTCAGCCGGGGGCATTGTTTCAAGGATGTGGTGGACGGCTACCCGGTGGGGCTGGTCCTCAATCTCGCCCGGGTGGCTCGGGCCAACCGCCGCCGCCTGGCGGTGGAGCTGGCGGTGGGGGTCTCCTTAGGAATTCGGGACGCCTTAGGAACGGAAGGGCGATTGCTCCAGGCCTGGCTGGCGGAAGATGCGGCGACGGCCGCCAGGGCGCCCGGCGGGGACAATCCCCTGAAGCCCTGGATCCAGGGCCTGCCGGTGGTGACCCGGCGACGGCGGCCTAATTAAGTCCCCCTGAGAAAAAGGGGGATTTAGGGGGATTTAAAATCCCCCCTGACCCCCCTTTATCAAAGGGGGGAAATAAGGAAAAGGACAGGTAATGGCTGACGATCTCGGCAGTTTAATCGCCAAACTGGGGGTGGATGTCACCGACCTGAAACAGGGTCTGATGGAGGGCCGCCAGCAATTGGCCTCCTTCCAGGGGGTGGCGGAATCGTTCGGCCAACGGATCAAGGAAGTCCTGTCCTTCGCCGGGATCAGCCTCGGCCTCTATGAAATTGTCTCGCAATTAAAACAATTTGCTTCATCCATTCTGGAGATCGGCGGCAAGTCGGAATTGCTGCGGATTTCCGCCGAAGCCCTCGGCCGCTATTACCACCTCGCGGCTGGGGACATCGATCTTTATGTCCAGAAACTCCAAGCCAAGGGCATTGAAGAGGACCGGGCCTTGCAGGCGGTCAACAATTTCCTCAAGGCCGGGGTCTCGATCGATTTTCTGCCGAAACTGGCCCAGGCCGCCCAGGATTTGGCCCCCAGCATGGCGATGACGGTCAACGACGCCTTTGACGCCATCGTTAAGACGATCACCAAGGGCACCCCCAAAGCCCTGGCGGAATTGACCCCAGGCATCCGCGAAGCCTTAGCCGCGGCCAGCTCGGAAACCAAAAAGATGCTGGATTCCACCCTGATTTCCGGGGCGGAAAAAGCGCAAATCCTGACAGATTTTGTCTTGCAGGCCGCGGCCAAAATGAAGGGGGTCGGGACCGAGGCGACGGACACCTCGATCCGCGAGCTGGAACGCTATCAAGTGGCGGTCAAGCAGGCCAAAGAGGCCCTGTTTGAATTCATCAAGCCGATTTCCGTGGCCATCACCGGGGCGGAAATCCAGAGTTGGCGAGATTTTTATGAGTGGATCATCCGTAATCGCGTCGAACTGGCCAAACTCTCGGAAGTCATCGTCGCCTATATCGAAAACGGCTTTTTGTCGATCAAGATGGTCATTAATTTTGTCGCGGCCCATAAAGAATTGATCATGACGATTTTGGAACTGGCCGTGTTCGCCAAAATGGCCAGTTATATCCTTAATATCGGCGTGGCCTTAACCACCGTGATCCCCCAGATTATCGCCGCCACCGGGGCCGTGCTGGGTCTGCAGATCGCTTGTTCCGGCCCGTGGGCCATCGCCATTGCGGTGACCGTGGGCGGCATCGCCTATGGCCTGAACCAAATCCGCGGTTTGCAAAAAGAAATTGATGCGGCCCAAAAGAAGGCCGCGGCCCAGGGCCACGGTCCCCTGACCAGCCCCGAAGAAGGTATCAAATTAAAACCGGTTCCCGGCATCAGCCCCCGAGGGGAAATTTCCCCGGAGCTGGCATCCCAGTTGGAAACGGACATTAACCGGGATAATGCCGGGGCCCAGGCCCGGGCGGACAAAGCCGCCAAAAAGGCCCTGCAGGACCAGGCCGTGAATGCGCCCAGGGCCGCAAAGACGGGGAAAAGCGCCGCGGATATCGAATATGATCAGGAGGTGCGGGCCTATCTGAAGATGGTGGAGACTATCCGCCAGGCGGATCTCAAACAGGCCGAAGAGTCGATTGAGGTCTTGAAGGCGGAGCACGCCGTCAAAAAGGCGGAACTGGATAAGCAACTAGCCGAAGGCCTGATTGACGGCCAGACCTATTACGAGCGCCTCAAGGAGATGGAGCAAGGGGAAACCGCCGCGGCCCTGGCCTTAATCGACCAGAAAAAACAGGCGCAAATCAAGGCCCATGCTGATGCCCTGCAAGGTCTGGCCCTGGAGCAGGTCAGCCCGCAAGTGGCGGCCTACCGGCGCTATGAATTGGAGATGAAGAACCGGGCGGAGCTCGCCAAGTTGGACGCCGACGCCGCCAAGATCCGGCTGACGGGCGAGCAGCGGCTCACCGAGGAACTCACCAAGCAGGTGGAGATCCGGCGGCAATACCGGGAAAAGACCGAGGACCTGACCATCGAGACCGCCCAACTTCTGGGGGCGATCTCCACCCAGGAAGCCATCCTGCAAAAACTTTATCTCGACTGGCAGCGGGCCAAAGCCGAGGCGATCAAGGCCGGGGGCTACACCCCGGAATTCGCCGGAGCCTTACAAGCCAATCTCCAGGCGAAGCAGGCCGATGCCCAATATGGGGCCATGGCCGGGACCATCGTCTCCGGCTTCAGCACCCTGGTGGATTCGATCATGCAGGGGGGGCAGGATGTGCTCAAGGCCCTCAACACCTTCTTCAAAAAACTTTTTGACGATGCCCTGAAGTCCGGCCTGGATCAGCTCAAGAACTTGCTGGTGCAGGGTCTCAAAGCGATCTTCGGGGCCGCCGGCGGCGCCATCGCCAACGCGGTCATGGGGGTCATTGGCCTGATCGGCATGCTCCTGACCAGCGGCGGCACGTCATCCTATAGCGCCTCCGGGGTGCAGAGCGGGGTGACTTCCCACGAGGCGGTCCGGGGCCTGATCGCCGGGGAGACCTCCATTCCCATGGCGGAAATTAACGTGGGCCTGAAGGAAGCGATGCTCGAAACCAATGGGATTTTGCAGGAGGGATTTGCCGCGGTGGTGGCCGCGTTCCGCGGCAACGGCGGCAGCGGTAGCAGCGGCACGCCATTGATTATCCAGGCGGTTAGTCGGCAAACTTTATTTGACTGGCTGGATCAATATTTTGCGGATTATCTACAGAAAGGGTTGGCATGAGCCTCCTGGCCCCGTTCGCGCCCCGCATTGGCGGCGGCGGAGTCCTGACCGCCCGCGGTCCCGGACCGGATGGGGCGGTCTATTGGGAGTTGGTGTCCTACGACCCGATTACCGAACTGGAAGGGGCGCCGTATGGGTCGCTGCGCTGGGAGCATACCCGGACCGACCGGGCCGGCTGCGCGGTGAATATCTACCTGGCCCCCGTGGCCCCGGCCCTGGCCGGGTGCACGGACCGGGTAAAAATCAGGTGGGGCACCGCCTAAAGGTGAGGGCATGCTGGAACAAATCTACACCAGCGAGAAGGCCATCGACCCCCACGGGGCGACGCCCGCCTTTATGGCCTATCTGGCGGCCTGGGACGCCCTGGTCCTCTATAGCGGCTCCTATCTCGACAAGATCTTCCGGGATGGCTCCCAGGCCAACTTAGGAGCGCCCCTGAACGGCGCCGGGAAGGTCAACCGGATCGGGGGGCGCTATGCCCTGACCTATCCGTATAGCGGCTATTCCTACGGCACCGACGAGATCACCGGCCAGATCCAGCCGGGCAACTCCCTGCACCCGGATTGGGAGCCTAGCGGCGGTCTTTCCGTCGGCGCCCGCTATCTAGATGACCTGCAGCGCCTGATGGTCATCGCCACGGGCTACGGCGAGGCGAGCTGCTACGACTGCGACACCGGGGCATTGCTGGGTAGCATCACCCTGGCGGCGGCCTATTACCATAATATCGCCTATCTGGCCGCCGGTCAGGTGGTGCTTATCAGCCATGATACCGGCAAGGTCGCGGGCATCGATTACCGGAGCCGGACGGTCCGCTGGCAGAGCACAGTGCCCCCCTGCGTTTTGAGTGCGGTGGATTGCCGCCACCAGCTGCTCATTACCCTGCAAAGCGATAACAACATCCGCGTATTCATCCTGGCGGCGGTGCCCGCGGTCCTGGCCAATCCGGCGTTTGTCTCGGCGGAGACCCATGCGCACCAATATGTCGGCCAGGTGGTGCGCACCCGCCTCCTCGGGGGCGCCGGGGAGCCCTGCCCCGATTGGGTGATCCACTGGTCCCTGGCGCCTGAGGCCCTGGGGGCCTTGCTGCATGAGAAAAGCCGGACTGACGCCGACGGCTATGCCGACAACTTTTATTTCGGTCCGGCGGTGGCCGCCGGGTCGGAGACCATCCTCGCGAGCGTGACCGTATGAGCCTGTGGCCGATTAAAACCGCGGTGCCGGAGCTCTATACCGAGTGGGACGGGGTCATGCCGGGGATTCACTATAACGATTATCTGGTGACCCCGCCCCGGCATTACTCCGAGGCCCTGATGACGTCGCTGCCCCCCAAGGCCTTTTATTATCTCCCCGGGGCCGATATCCTGGCCCTGGCCGTGGGCCTGGATATCTTGGCTTGGCCCGGCTGGTCATACCGCCTGGCCCTGTTCAGCGCCGATACCGGGGCCTTTCAGGAATGGCGGGGTCTCAGCTTTTTCCTGTGGGCCTGGCTCAGCAGCGCCGGCCCCGGCTCCTACGGCCAGATCTACGCCTGCGGCCAATCCTTCAACGGCGTCGCCCAGGTCGACCCCTACACCCTGGCCTGGGCTGCCGGGCAATGGACCGTTGCTCCCGGCGATTGGGACCCGGGGACAATTTTCACCTGGGCCGTGGTCAACCGCCAGGATCACCTGATCGCCGGGGTCAGCACCTGGAACCTGGAAATTTACGACCTGGCGGTCTCGCCCCCGGCCCTGCTGCACACCTTGCGCCTCCCCAACACCCTCGGAGGGCTGGCCTATGAAAACCGGGATTGCCTATGGTTGGTCACTAATAACGGCCTGATCGCCAAGGCCCGCTATCGGGCGGTGATGCCCCGCTGGGAGATGCTGTCCTCGGTCCAGGACCCCTCGGCGGATGCCCTGGCCTATCTCTGCGCCTTCGACTCCCTCAGGAACCGCCTGGCGGTGTTCCGCCAGCGCCCGGACGCCGCGGATGGGGCCTCCCAATCCCAGATCGAGTTTTACCGGCCTCTGGTCCAGGTGGCGGGCCTCACCGACCCGGTGCCGGTCAGCCGGGTCCGGGCCGCGGATCGGGTGGATTTCGTTACCCACCTCTACGGTTCCCAGGGGGAGGGGGTTACCCCCTACGTCATTAACGCCGCCCTGGAGGCCCCGGCCCTGGGGACGGTCCTGACCCCGGTGGCGGCCACCGGCCTCAACGGCGCCGGGGTGGTCAAATACCTGGCCCCGGCGGCAACCGGGGAAGAGACCTTGACCGTAACCGCGACGATAACGGATGGGGCTTAATATGACCGAACTCACTGCTCAAACCACTTTCACCGTGGCCCCGGCCCAGGAACTTTATGTGGAGAGCGTCGATCTCCTGCTCCTGCCCGAGAATGCCGGGAGCTCCGCCCTGCGGGAACTGCATTATCCGGCAGATTTGCTGCCGCCGTTGATTTATGAGGACAACCCGGACAAGTGGGAGAATTTCGACACCGGCCCGTTGACCGCCCGGCCCCTGACTCAATCCCAGCAGACCCTGACGGGCAATCAGCTGGCCCGTTGGGCCGGCTACGTCGGCGACCGCCCGGTGAAGGAATACTGGTCCGGCAGCGACCGCGAATCCCGCATGAGCGCCTATCAATTGCGGCGCCTGTGGGAGTACTTCGCCAACCCCCCGGCCAGCGGCTATATCACCTGGACCCCCAAGGACCGGGTGGACCAGGCCTTTGACATCGAGATCGAGGGCCTCCAGGCCGGGGGCCAGGACCTGCTGCAGCATAATTTCCTGGCCCTGAACGCGGGTTATGTCCTGGGGGAGGTGGTTTTCACCTTCCGGATCATCGGCGAGCATGAGGAGGGGAGTTGAGTGCGCCCCCTGACCGACAATTTTGAAACTGCCCTGGCCGCCGGCGCCCGGCGGCCGGATTACCGGATTCTCGCCTGGGCACCCCGGGTCGATAGTTTCGGGGCCATCATCGACGGCAGCTACACCCATGAACCTTATGATTTGACCCCCTATTGCACTGATATCTCCTGGAACCCGGCACAACTGAGCTTCACCCTGGCCGACCCGGAGGCGCTATTTCATCCCGATACCGGCAGTTGCCGCCAGTTCCTGGCGGACGGGGCGATCATCCGCCTGCGGGAGGGCGATAGCCGGGTCTCGGAGGATGACTGGGTCTGGACCTTCACCGGGAGCATCCGGGGGCAGTGCGGCTGGCGCCAATCCCGGCGCTCGAAGGTCCTAGAGAGCAAGATCACGGTTTTCAGCCGGGATAATTCGCAATCTTATAAGCGCCGCAGTATCGTCTCCAAGGAATATACCGCCGGGTCGGATATCGGGGTGATGCTCGGGGACCTGTGCGAAACCTTCCTGGGCCTGACCGCCGCCGAATTACGCCTACCGTCGGTCCTGGGCCTCCAATTCAAGCACAAGACCAACCAGGTCGCCGGGATCGCCCCCTGGGAGGCGGTCACCGCTCTCCTGCAAACCGTGGGCGGGGTGCCGTTTTTTGACGGCGACGGGCGCCTGGCCTACTACAGCAAGGACTTAAGCCGCAATGCGGTCCGGCGCCTGCCGGATTACCTGAAGGTTTTCGATTACGAGATCCCGGCCCGGAACCAGGACGACATCAACCGGGTCCAGGTGACCTTCCTGGATTCCGTTCTGGAGGAGGTCGACGGCCCCTATCAGAAGTTAGGGAGCGCCCAGGTGACCACCGGCTTTTTCTCCATGGGGGAGAAACTCGAATGTTGGTGGTCCGAGGACCATAAGCAGCGGGCCAAGAACACCCAACTGCGGGTGATCAAGTCGGTAAACTCCGGGTTATTGCCGGTGGGCTCCGAGTCCTATCTGGAAATCGACGTCTTTCACGGGGTGATCACCGTAGAGATCGCGGTCTGGGTGCCGAGCCTGGTGCTGATGCTGGTCTCCGGCTACGTCGGCGGGCAGATGATCAATGTCGATTTGGTCATCGTCACCCCGACGGGGCCCTGCCCGACCATCCCGATAGGCCGCCTGGCCTCGGCGATTTCTCTCATGGGCATCATGCTCATCATGATGTGCCTGGGAAGCGCCCAATACGAGATCTGGGGCGTGCCCTATGACATGGCCTACCTGGAGAAGCGGGCCATCGCCATCGTCGACGGCCTGGAGTACTGGGAGGAAAACGAAAAGAAGATCGAGAACGACTTCATCGGCACCCAGGAGCAGGCCGACGCCGTCGCCATGCTGGAGCTCACCTGGGAGCAATCCCTGGCCCGGCCCCGGCGCCTGGTTATGGAAGATGACCTGGCCCTGGAACCGGGGGACATCGTGCTCCTGCCGGACGGGCGCAAATTCGCCATCACCAATCTGGCCAAGACCATCAAACGGGGTGAGGTGCCGATCCTCACCCTGGATGGGTTCAAGGTGCTGCGGGCATGACGATCCGAAAGATTTTAGATTGGTCTCAAGCCGAGGCCGCGGGCGAGAAAACCGGGACCATCGCCTCGGAATTCAAGCAGCTCTATGACGATCAGAACCAATGGGTCTGGTGCGTTGATGTCGATATCGGCGAGCCCGAGATCCTCCGGAATGTCCCTATCGCCAGCAATAACCGGGAGATCTACTACGCCGAGATGGGGAAATCGGTGGCCCTGAAAAAGACCACCGGGGGGCGCTGGGTGGTGGCGGGCCTGGCCAAGACCGTGCGCAGCACCACGCACATCATCTATATGAGTTTCACGGATGATATCGTCCAGATCGTCCGGGACGAGACCACCGGTTACCAGGTGCGGCCCCTGACCTTAGGGGAGCTGGGCACCCTGGTGGACGGCTTCGGCCTCCTGCCCTTAGGCGTTTGGGGCCGGTTTGCCGCCGACGGCACCTTCATCGAACTTTTGGGGAGTTGAGATGGCTACGATCCTGGAACAACTGCATACGTTCTTGACCGCGGAAGTCGATTATATCGCCCGTATGAATGGCAACGACGCCCTCCTGGCCGGGGCCCTGGACCAGGCCCTGGCGGCGCTGGCGGGCCTTTCCGGCGGCGCCTTAGGCGTGCCCCTGGCCCTCCAGGAGATCTTCGACCGCCGGGGCCTGATCGGCCTGGAGAGCTACGATTTCGCTGAGGGGACGCTCATCGGGCCGGATTATAACCTGGCGATCGACCCGGGGGCCTACTGGAGCGGCGGCCAGTTTTACCGCCAGGCCCAGGCCAGCAGCCTGCCCATGGTCGGGAAGACCACCGGTGATTATTTCCTTAACCTGGATGCCGCCGGTAATCCGACGGTGAGCGCCGCCGCCGACGCCACCACCACCCGGCAGTTCCATTGGGATGCGGGCACCCATGCGATCTCCGCCAAGGTCCTATATGCCGGGGTGGCGATCCTGTTCGATGGCGATGCCTGGATAGAACTCCAGGCCCTGCAACTGCGCCAGGCGGTCCAGGTCCTGACCCCAGGGGCGGCGATCACCGTGGATTGGTCCCTGGGATCCACCGCCGAGGTGCTGCTGGACCGGGCCCTCACTACCTTCACCCTCACCGGGGCGGTGGATGGGCAGAAATGTGTTCTTAAATGCAAGCAGGATGGGAATGGTGGTAGGGGAATTGCTGTCGGATCCGAAGTTCGATTTGGAACTGATATTCCCAGTATCCCTACTCTTTCGGCTGCGGGTAAGAAGGATTATTTTGGATTTGATTATGATGGAAATGACACCAAATATGATTTAGTAGCAGTGGCCAAGGGGTTTTAAATGTCGTGCTGGTGGGATGATATTTTTGCTGGGGTCAACGGCGATCCGCCCAATGCGGAAAAGTGGGCGGTCACTAAAGCGGCAAGTGGGACCCTAGATATTCAGAGTAATGCCTTACGAATTGCCGATGCTGGTGGCAATTCTGGTGAGGTTGTCAGTTATGTCGAGACTCAGGGAATCTTTACCGGAGATTTTGATGTTCAGGTAGATTGGGCCAGGCAAGGTGATCCTGGAGATGGTTATCGTTTTGATCTTAGGATGGCTATCGGTTCGGTTCGGTTCTTTGCTGGTTATCAGTATTCGGTCTTTGGTCAGCATGTCTATACTGCGTATTGGCATGATGGTTCATCGTGGATTCATGTTGGAACTAACTATACTACCAGTGATACTTCAAGTAAATTTAGGATAACTCGAAACAATTCTACCGGGCAGTGCTATGCTTATTGGTGGAATGGTTCCAGCTGGTCTGAAATTGGCAATGTTACTGATGTAAAACTGAAAGGTGATGCAAAGGTTCGACTTTATCTAGATACCTGGAATAATCCTAGTCCCGCGGCCGATGTTCGATTCGACAATTTCCAGATCAACACCGGCTGCCCCCTGGGACCGATCGAACCGGAAGATTGCCGTTCGCTCACCACCTGCGGCGAGCCGGAGACTTTGGATATCAACCCGGAAGACTGCCGCTGCCTGACGCACTGTGATGAGACGGTGCTTGCCGGCGGGGCCGGCAATATGTTTCTGGTCTTTTAAGGAGAAAATCAATGGGTAAGGCGATCGATCACGATTCCATGGATCTGGCCCTGAATGACCTCAAGAACAATGCCGACGAGCTGCACATCTGCTCCCAGGAACCCGTGACCTATGCCGAGGTGGCCATCTACACCCTGGCCAACTGCGCCCTGGCGCCGGGAGATTTCACCCTGGGAGATGGCGATGTCTCTGGCCGCAAGTTGACCCTGGCCCAGAAAGCCGTTATGGGGACCGATGATGGCGCTGGCGACCATGCGGTGCTGGTGGATACCGGCAACTCCGCCCTCAAGGCCGTGACCACCTGCCCGGAATATGCGATCGCCGACGGGGTGAGCAAAAATGTCGCCGCCTATGATGTCTGGGAGATCGAGGATCCGACGTAACTTACGCCTGAAGACGGGATCAAGAAATGGATCTAAAAACTCTCTGTGAACCGCATCATCTCGTGCTCATCATCATCGGCATGATGTTAGTTATCCTGACGGTGGCCACCGGCGGCAACCTGAGGGATATCGCCCGATGGTTCGGCCTTTTTAAAGATCGTGGAGGGGTAAATATCGAAATCGGAGAGTTCACTAAGATGCCCAAAACCATCGCCGAAGTGATTCCATGTCATGGAGATCCGCAAAACTGCCCTCTCCATCAGGCCCTGGAGACGCGGATAAATCGTTCGGAAAACGATATCCAAAACCTTTTTTATGAGGTCAAGGACCTTAATAAATCCATGTCAGCGGACTTCGAGTCCTTACATGGGCAAATCTTATCGTCACAAGGGGTGATCATCGAGGCGATAATCAGGGGAAATAAATAACATGGGGCCACCTGGCGTTTTACCCCGGAGCAGAAGGCGATTTTGAAAAGCCGGATCAACCGGCGGCGCCTGGAACTCTGGGCCAAGGGGAAGAATATTCGCCTGGAGGATGTTTTCGTCATTATCGACGGCCTGCCGGAAGCGCCCCGGCGGCCCTGGTGGAAACTATGGTGAAGTTAAAAGGCGACTTCTCCAGGTGCGTTGAATGCGGGGCCGTGGTAATCACCGCCAGGGAACAACAAATCTTTAATATGTTGTCCTTGGGCTATACCTGCAAAGAAATGGCCGAGGCTATGGGAATCTCCGAACGTGGGATTGATAGCCATTGCGATCATCTCCGGGCGAAATTTGGGGTGGCAGATCGCTACAAACTTGTGGTCCTGGCAGTAGAAAGGAGGATGAGGGATGCTTGATCCAGAAACCCAAATTGATTTCCCGATGTTTCAATCGCAGATGATATTTATCTTTGGCGACCCCAGGGATCCTGAGTTCGCTCTGACCTATTTACGGTCTCTGGATTTCCCCGAATTTGCCGCCGCCTTCGCTCATGTCCGGGATTATGAGGGCAACCCTTGGGGCCACAAAATCTATGGCAACTATGTCCTGGAAGCCCCCTTGCGCCGAGCCTTCGGCCTCCTGGGAGCCCGGGGCCTGGCGCCGGAACTCCAGACCTATGATGGCTGCTTCAATATCCGGCGGAAAACGGGCGGCTCGGGTTACTCGGTGCACAGTTGGGGGTTGGCCGTGGATTTGAACGCCGGCAACAACGGCTTTGGCGAGGACCCGTCCCTATCCCCCGACTTCGTCAAGTGCTTTGCCGAGTCCGGCTTCGAGTGGGGCGGGCTCTGGCAACCGGATAATCTGCGGGATGGGATGCACTTCCAACTGCCCTGGATCAAGGTGCGCACCGGGCCCCTGGCTCCGGTGCCCTGGGGGGCGTGATGAGCCGCCGGGGCCGACGGAAGCCGGTGGAGTTGATTATCGATCCCTCCTCGGGCCAGCTGTCGGCGTCCCGGCTGCTGCTCATGGTGCTCATCCTGGTTTATCTGCCGATCATGGGGGCTTGTGAGGCCCTGGGGATCAGATTAGGTATCTGGGCTCATATCTCCGTGATTGTGGGCAGCGTCGCCGGCGTCTATGGGGTCAACACCGCCGGCCGGGTCTGGCGGTCCTCCGGTCCGCAATGGGGATCAGAAGAGCCATGGATGCCCCCAGGGCCGCCGCCGTCCCGGGCGAAACCGGCCCCGCCAGGAGAATAGAGATGATCACCATCATCTGGACTTTCATCATCTCCCGGCTGGGAGGGTGGCTGGTGGGGGGGCTGGCGGTCGTCGCGGTCCTAATAGTCCTCAATTATGAGCACACCGCCAAACTCCAGGCCCGGGCGGCTCAGGCCACCGCTGAACAAGGCCTCCGAATCGGCTACGAAGGCTTTGTCAAACTCTATCAGGAGCGGGAGGCGATTAAGACCAAAGCCGACCAGCAAAGGAGAAAGCTCCATGAACTGCAAAGAGCTAATGACCTGGATGGCCTGGCCGATCATTTTAATAACCCTGGCAGGGTGCGCCGCCCCGGGCCCGCAAATCCCCCGGGAGGCACTAAAACCCCTGCCCGCTATCATCCTGCCGACGGCACCGGTGCTGCATACCAGGAAGCTCCTTGATGCTCAGGGCCAACCGGCCGGCCTGTTGTTCCGGACCGCGGACGCCTTTGCCGCCGCCGAGTATCAGGTAGGACTGAAAGAAGCGGCGGAATTGGGCCAGGCTAACACCGGCGCCGCCAACCGGATCTTTGCGATCCTGCGCACGCCGCCGCGGCACTGGTGGCAGTTTTGGAAATAAACCAAAGGAGGTTTTGACATGACCTTTGGAATTATTTTGGGACTCATCATTGCGGCTGGAATTATCTACGGCCTGTATCGCCTGTGGAAAAAAATCCCGAATTAACAATCCCTTCCCATCACCCAAAGAGGGGGATGATCGATGATCACAGAACGGGCGCCGCCCTGCCCCCACTGGCAAGCCGATACCGCCCATATCTGGCCGGGGATCAGCCTGGGGGATGAGGCCCCGGTCTGCCGTCACTGGCTCGGGGGCATCGCCTGCCGCCTGCCTGATACCCCGGGTTGCCTGACCGCAGGCCGCCGGGAGTCCCCGGAGGACCAATCATGATTAGCAAATTATTTTGGGCCGGTTGCACCCTGGTAGGTCTGGCGGTGATCTGCGGGGCCCTCTGGAGGGCCTGCCGTGGCTGACCGTACGGACGGTGTACGGACACAGTTTTTAGCCCGGTGAAATCCCCAAACCCGCATAAATAAAGGGTTTTACCTGGTGGAGGCGGCGGGAGTCGAACCTTCCGCCCCGGTTAAATAATTGAGGTAAATCAAGGGGTTTTGTGGGGCCTTAGGAGTGGTACGGATGGTGTACGGACAAAGCCGGGCGAATCGCCCGGTTTTTTTATCTTCTGAATTTTCCTTCGTGCCCATCATCGTCGATCACGGCCCGGAGGGCCTCGGTGACCAGTTTGCCATAGCGGCGGAAGGCGGCGCTGGTCTTGTGGCCGGTGACCTCCATGATCTTGCGCTCGGAGTGCCCGGAGATGAGCCGCTGAGTGGCAAAGGAGTGGCGGGTGCCCTGGTAGCAGTTAATGCTGATTCCGGCTAAGGCCGCGGCCCGGTTCCAGGCGCTGCGCACCCGGGTATCAGACAGGGGGCGGCCCTCCCGGTTGACGAAGACGAAACCGGAGAGGCTCCGGGGCAGGGCCAGGAGGGCCTGGCGCACCCGGTCGTGCAAGGGCAGATGGCGCACGTCCCGCTCCTTGGTGTAGGGTTTCCAGACGCCTAAATCCAGGCCGGCGGCGATGACCACCAGGCGGTTTTTCAGGTCCACCCGGTCCCATTTCAAGGCCCGGGCTTCACCGATGCGGCAGCCCTGGCGCATGCAAAACAGGAAGAGGCTGCGGTACGGCTCCCGGCAATGGCCCAGGACCTGGGCCTGCTCTTCCGCGGTCAGCCATCGGGTCTCGGCCTCCCCTTTAGGGATCCGGGGGAAGCCGGGCAGGACCAGGAGGTCCTTGCGGTCGGCGGCTTCGGCCAGAAGGCAATGCAGGGCCCCGAAGATATTGCGCACGGTCTTGGGCGCCAGGTGCGCCGGCAGCCAGGCCTGGAAATCCAGGAGGTGGCCTTTGCGTAAGTCCCGGATGCTGAGGCGGGCGAAGCAGGGAATGAAATAGCTACCGACATAGCGGGCGAGCTCCTTAAAATAGGCCCGGCTGATGCCGGCGGGGCGGCCCACCTCCCGCTGGCGGCGGTCCAGCCAGGCGGCGGCATAGTGGTCGAAGCGCAGGGATTGCAGTTCCCGGGCGACGAAGTCGGCGGGGTCGAAAGTCCCCTTGCCCATTTGGTGGCGGATGGTGGACAGCAACTGCTCGGTGCGGGCGTAGGAGTCCAGGGGATAGCCCTGGGGATCGGTATAGATCTTGAGGCGGCCCGCCTGCCACCAGAGGTCGATAAAATAGCGGCTGGGGCGGGTCTGGCAAGGGGGGCAGAGGAGCGAGTCCTTGGCGAAATTGCCGCCGCACCGGGGGCAGTGCTGGTGGGTGCGGATGTGGCCGGCCATGCAGAGCCCTCCTTGCCAGGGAGGATCATTATGTCGTGGGCCGGGAGGAATTGTCAAGGATTATCCGGGGCGGGAATTATTCGACGATCATGGTGAACGGTTCTATTGGATTCCCAGTCCGAAAAATCTCATCATTAAGCAGATAATATCTCGAATTGCACTTATGGCAATAACGGAATTGTACTTTATCGAGTTTTTTATAGTGTAAGACCTCATCGTCTGGACAAACCTCACAATAGAAAGATCGAAATCGCCGCTTTCTATGTGAGGATTTAATAGCAGCTTCTTCCAAAGATCCCGAAATCGCCGGTTTTTCCTCCTCGCTATTTAATTCCTTTTCCGCAATAGGATATATTGTTGGCGGTTCCTCCTTATTATTTAGTTTATTTTCGTTACTCATTGGTAATCTTTCTTTTTCCATTAGTTTTAATTCATTAAAGAGAAGAGCCGAACCGGAGAAAATTATTCGATCGCCCAATTTGGTTTTTATCAGTGTACCTTTACTAGCCATCGTATCCAGATAATAACGAACCATAGCCCTTTTACGGATATAATCTTTCTCATCGTCAAAGAGAAGTGGAGCAATATCGTCAACAAAAAATCGATCGGTACCATCAGATATTATTTTTCCAATTATATTTAATATTTTATTGGACATACCAATAGGATATTGTTTACGTCTAATTCCCAGTTTTTGTATGGATTTATCCTTGGCAAATCTGGATAGATATAATTCTATGCGATCAATATTATCTATCACCCAATTCTCGACTTTCGATTTATCATAAATTCCGTTTGCTTTTGTTGGGAGTCCAATTTGCACAAAATATTTTATTTGTGGAATCGAAAGGTTTTTCTTGAGTAAATCGCTTAAAAATACCTTTAACAATTCTCTTCCAATAATGATTTCTTGCATGTCTCTATCTCCTTAAAGTTTGGATGCCTACCAGATGGCTAAGGGCTTTCATACTAATTTCCTCCCGGCCAGGCCCAGCAGCAGAACAGGGCCAGGCCTAAAAGCCAGAGGGCCAGGGACAGCCAGGGGCCGGGCTCGGCGTCGAGCCCGCGCCGGAGGCGGTCAATCCGGGTCGCCGTCATCATCGGAGTCGAGGCGGGCATGGGGACGCTCCTTGAATTGATCACAGGTATGGCCGAATTGGGTTAATTCATCCGGGTGCGGGCGGAAATAGAGGTCAAAGGCCGCCCTGAGGGCCTCTTTCAGGCGGTCCCAGCCATCCGGCGGCACGATCACCCCCGGCGGCGTTCCGGCGGTGTTAGCGACAATCCGGGACGAATATTCGCTGAGGATGCCGTTGGTCTCGATCATCGCCTCTTTCAACACCATGTTTATTTCCGCCAGGGGGATGGAGGTCTCTCCGGCGATCAATCCCTGGACGGCCCCGGTGTCACCCTCGGGGACCTCCGGGGGCGGTAGGGTCGTCTTGATTTCCTTCAACAGGCGCTGGTGCTCCTCGCAAATTTTCCAAGGGCGGCCTTGTTGCAGTCTTTACCGCAATTTTTACATTGCATCGATTTCACCTCCCAGGCGAATAATCGTGCGGGCCGGCCGGGGCGGGCGGTCCGGGATTTCGGTGCCGTCGGCGGTCCGATAGGGGCGAAGACCATAAACCCCGATGTCGCAGCCGGGGCAGCCGCAGTAAAGGGCGGCGATCGCCAGGGTCGGGTTTAGAAAAAAGAGGCCGCAGTCCGGGCAGCGATATCGGGGGATCAGGAGTTCCGGCATGGATTCTCCGTTAGCCGATCAGCAGCAGCAGGGCGGCCAGGATTAGAGGCCGCAGCCAGGCGCTCATCGGTAGTGCCTCCCATTGATGACGAGGTGGGGATCGCAATCACATTGCGCGGTGAGGTCGTCGCACTTCGGGCAGACCAGCGGCTCTTTGTCACATTGAGGGCAGAGAACGTGATGGGGGGAAAGTTCTTTAGTTCGTAGGTCGGCCAGAAAATCGAAGACCTGCCGCCGCTCCCAACTATCCGGGGCATAGAGGGATAAGAGGGTATAGATCAGGTCTAATCCCGCCAGGATGTCCAGGGGGACATTAGCAGCCGCTTGGTGTCTGGGGCTCATGGTTTCTTGCCCTCCTTACAGCACCGCCCGCAGTGCGAGCCAGTCCGGGGCCGGGGCCGCGGGGGCAAAGGCGATGGCCAGGGCGGCCAGGAGGACCGCCCCGGCCAGGATCAGCAAGTTTTTATAAAAGGGGGACATCGGGGGGACCTCCGGGTTTCGGGGATGGCGACGGCGAGTCGGGGGCGGGGTCGAGACGCCGCTGCATTTTTTCCAGGTCGGCGCGCGCGAGCGGCGGGGGTGATTTCGGCGGCGAGGCCATAAACAGCAGGCACATCAGGGCGACGCCGATGAAGATGCCGGCGATTAAGCCGATGAACAGCCAGGGCCACATAGATCCTCCGGGTTGATGCGTTTGGTCGCCACCAGGCGATGGGGCTCAGGAAAGCCGCGGATGACAAAGCCGTCGGCCTGCAGGCGGTCGGCCAGTTTGGATAACCAATAACTCTTGCCGATGCCGCCGAGACCCGCGGCCCGGATGGTGAGGGTCAGGATCGGGAGCGCCGGGCGGCGGGCTTCTTCGGGGCTACTCATAACTACCTCCTGGAGTAGTGGGGTTTGATTCCCGTGTGGCTATGAAGAGGATAATACGCATTTAGAATATTATGTCAAGAAAAAAATTCGATATAGTATTTTTTAGAGCATAAAAAAAGCGGCCCGAAGGCCGCCGCAGGGAAGGGATGTCATTTCAGCAAGGGGCCAGCCTTTTTAAGTTCATTAGTAGCTTCTTGCCACATAATTTTGATTACCTCGCTATAGGGTAGGCACCCCATAGCATCCACCTTAAATCTCGCCTTGGGATAAGTCCGCAAAACCTGGGCAATCAAGTCCGAATCGGTTCCGCCATGTTGGGCGGGGACCATATTATAGGCGGGGCCTCTTCCGGCAAATTGGCACCCCCAGACATTGCCCGCTTCCTCATAGTGGCCCATAGTTTTATAAAAAATTTCCTTCAATTTTGGTTTCTCCTTTGCTTCCGGGGATTCGGAAAACAAATTAATTTCTAATTTTGCCTCTCCCAGGGCGGGTCCATAGTCTTGATAGGAAATACCAGTCTGGGTTTTAGCCTCAAGCTTCTTCAAGGCCCGATAGGTTTCTTTGGATGATTGACCAGAGGCAAGGACTGCAAGGGAAAGGGAGAACAGCAAGAAAATAACAACAGCAAATAATTTTTTCATAAATTTAAACTCCTTTTCTCATAGCCAGTTCGATCTTCTCTTTGATCTGTTTAAACTCTTTTTCTTTTTGGAGAAAAGCCTGCTGGGTCTGATCATGCTGCAAAATCAAGGGAGCCAGGCCGGATTGTTGGACCCAGCCTTGCATTGCTTGAAAGTTATTTTTTTGCTCATCAGTTTGAAAGAAATCCCCTTCGTATAAGATGGAGGAATCCCCCCGCACCAGGGCCAGTTTGTGCTTGCAGAGTTGAGTAAATTCCCCGGCCCGGCATTGGCATTTAACGCTGATAGACCCGCCGATATTTTTAAAAGTTACCTCATAATAGGGCTCCGAAGTACCTTTAGCCGCGATGATTATAGTATTGTGGGCGATCTCCCGATCCTCGTTTGCCTCAGGTTCTAAATCTGCCATGGTTAAAGGCCGATTCAAAGAAAGTTTTACTAGCAGTTCTCCTGAACCCGAATCTACTTCTTGAATTTCCAAGGGAGATTCGACCTCGCCTTTCCGGCGACCAAAAAGAAAGGAAAAAAGGGACATAGGCAGGTTCTCCTTAATTCATGATTTTATCCATTTGGTCCAGGACCAGATGACCCGGCCGATGATGAGGTCCGGGATTTCGGCTTTTTTGATGAGAATGGGGTCGATGAGGTGATTATCGGAGAGCAGGACCCAATGGTCGTCAGCCTCCCGGACCCGCTTGAGGGCGGCATTATCCCCTTCTGGATAGCGCACGGCCCAAATCGCTTTTTTATCCGCGGGGCGCAGGGGCAGGTCCGGGCGGTCCTGGGGGTCGATGATGACGATGTCGCCGGGGCGGATGGTGGGGATCATGGAGATGGCCTGGCGGGCCACCCTGATGGCCCGGAGGTCATGCCCGGCGTGATTGCCCAATTCCGACTCGGGGACCAGGACCAGGCCGTCACAGTAATCCCAGGGGACCGCGCCCTCATAGCCGGCGCCGATGAACCCGGCCACGCGGGGAATGGACCGGTAATTGAGGCCGCGGACCTCGGGGGGCAGGTCCTGGGGCAGGCCGGAGAAGAGCAGCCGGGGTTCCAGGACCTGGATTTCGGTTTTCGGCTCGGGTTCTCTTCCGGTTAAGACCCAATCTGCTGAAACTCCTGCCTTTTCGCAGATTTTGTTTAAGTTATCAAGGGCTGGCAGTGATTGATTTTCGATGAGGCGCTTGATAACGGAATTATGGACTCCCAGAGCCCGAGCCAGTTTGCCGCCTTTTTTCAAGTCAGCTATCTTAAAGCGCGCCGCCAGACTCAAAATTCGTTCCCGAATATTTTGGTGCTCAGGTTTAATCATCGATATAGAATTTTTTCCTTGACATAAAGTTTGATATGCGTATTATCCTTTTCCCAGAGCCTCAGGAAAAAGGAAGGGCAAGGTGCCGCAATCAGAAAAAAATCCGCAAACCATCACCGGACTACTGGCCGCGATCCTGGCCGAGTTGCAGATCGCCAATGAACTGCTGGTTTATGCCGGTTGGCACGCCATCCCCGCGGCGCGCCGTCAGGTGTTAATGGAGACGTACCAGATCTCGCCCCGGCCGGAGGAGGAACTCACCTTCCGCCAACGACAAAGCCGCTCCCGCGTCGCGGCCGGAAAAACCGCCGGGGGCCGCCCTTAATCTACGGGGCGTTGGAAAATTAAACGGTACCCGAGCATTAAGGTATTTGTGGTTATCTCATCATGAACCCACTCCAAGGAATTGCTGGTGGCCAGTTGCCAACCCTCAGCACCATAGGAATTGAGAACGGTTTCGAGATTTGCTGCGGCTTGCTCGGCGTCATTGGAAAATTTGATCTTTAAGCCGGAGGCAGTTTCCTCGATTTCCAGGACCAGATACTCATAACGCATATTTATAACTCCTAAAAAAGATGCACCTCCGGCCTCCAGGCCGGTAACAGTGCGGCCCCTCTGGGCCGGGGCGAGACCCTGGCAGGCGGTCCCGGTTCTGAGGGGATTAATACGGTAACATAGGCGGAGAGATTTAGCCAATGAAAAACCTCGAGCAAACTTTCCGGATCAAGCGCCTGCTGGCGGAGCGGGGGGAATCGATCTCCTCCATGGCCCGCAAACTGGATGCGCCCTTCGGCTCGGTGGCCAACAACGTCTATGGTTACCGGGGCAACCCGGAGCTCCGGGATCGCATTGCCGGATTTTTAGGGCAGCCGGTGGCGGCGCTCTTTGGCGGCAACGGCGACCAGGTCTGAGGGCAGTTTAATCCTGCCGGCCGGCCTGGACCAGGGCAAGGTCCGGCGATTTTTAGACAGGAGGGGGCATGGAGATCGGCACCTATCTGGGTCTATCCCTGGAAGAGCGCCATCGGGTGCTCAAGCGCCTGGTGTTCGACCTGATCCCCGAGGGCCAGGTTAAGGAATTGGCCTATGCGGTGGGCAAATCGCCCTACACCTTATATAAGTGGCGGGATGAGACTTGCGAGACGCACACTCTGATCCGTCCGGAGCTCCTGGAACTCCTGGCCCGGACCGGTAATTTCGCCCTGCTGGATTTCCTCAACGGCCTTTTCGGCCGCCTGTCCACGCCCCAGCCGCAACCCCTGGTCTCCCTGGAAGATCTGAACCGGCACCTGACTGGGGTGCTCCGGGAGATCGCGGCCACGTGTCAGACGGCGCTCGAGGCCCTGGCGACCGAATCCCCCGGCGGCCCGGAGATTACCGGGGCGGAATTCGAGGCCATCAAGGACCAGGTCCGGGGGGCGCAGCGGCAATTGGCCTCCCTGGAAGAGGCGGCCCGGCGGCGGGTGCGAGGGACGTGGCCCGGACCGCGGCGGGGTAAATCCCCCCTGACCCCCCTTTGCTAAAGGGGGGAGATAAAAACGGCGCCATTAGGAGGATAACTATGGATCGGGATTGCTCCTTATACCGGCAAGAAATCCTTCCCCGATTGCGGCGCGGCCCAGTGCTTCATCCTCAAGCAGGAGAGCCGGGCCGATTACCTGCCGCTGCGGGCCTATCTCTGTGGGCTGTGCGGGGACTGGCATACCACCACTAAGCCCTTTGATTACACCCGCAAGCGGGGTCCGGGCGCCCCGGCCCCCGGAGAGGTCCGGGCGGAACCGGGAGGCGCCCGTGGCTAAAGGGCCAGGTCAGGCGCCGGGGTCGGCCTGGGTCACCTCGGGGCAAAGCCGGGAATACCGAAAAGAATACTACCGCACGCACCAGGGCCAGATCTTGGAGAAGGCGCGGGTCAAGGCCCTGCGGGAGAAGCGGGAAACGGCGCAAATGGAGAAATCCCTGGCGGCCCGCCGCAAACCCGGAAAATGCCGGTGCTTGCGTTGCGACCGGGAGTTTTATTCCTGGGACAAGCGCCACAACCGCCTGTGCGAGCACTGCCGCACCGTGGCCAAGTACTTGGTGGAGGATTAGATGGGCTTAAATCGGGATGGGGAGCCGTTGTATTGCGCCATTTGTCACCGGCGCTTCGAGCCGGGGGAGCGGTTTTTCATCCTGAAAAAAGCGGAATTCCGGCCGCCCCGGGCGGAATTGATCCTGGAGGAACAGCGGATGTGTCTCGCTCCCTGCAACGGCCAGGAAGTGGTGCACATTTAGGGGGTTCTATGGATGGCGGCGACAGTCCTGGGGACCGAGAAAGCCAAACTGCTCTGGACCTGCCGGGGGATATTGGCCCGACGGGAGGCCCGGCGGTTCGCCCGGCACTTCATCCGCCGGGCGGGCATGACCCCGGCCCGGCAGGGCCGGATCGACCCTTATCCCTACCGCGGGGGCGGCGGGCTGGGTTGGACCGGGTGGTTCCCGTTGATGGAGAGTTATCTGATCATCGATGTTTACACGGACCTAGGGGAGACGGAGGTGCTGTTGAGCACTTGCGAGCCGGGGCGCCTGGACCGGTGGGCGCTACTGGCCTTCCTGGGGGAGAGCATCGGCCCGGCGACGCTCCGGGAATTGTGACTTAAGGGGAGGCGGTCATGGCGGAAAAGCCATCTTTTTTGGAGTTCGCGATCCAACAGGCCATTGCGGAGGACCCGGAGCAGGCGGCGGCGGAAATGATCCGGCTGCTGCGGCGGGAGGCCGAATTGGAGGCCGAATTGGAGTTACTAAGATCACCGGTCATTAAGGCCAGGTAGGATTGAGGCGGATTTGACCCCCGGCGGTCTGGGACCACGGGGGGCGGGGAATCCCGCCGGGGAACCGCCAGGCCGCCGGGGTTTATTTTTGAGGAGGAGCGGGGGTGGAAGAGCAGAAGAGGACACCCTGCGGCTATCCCGCCGGGCCGATTCGAGCCCAGGACGGCACTCGCTATGAGGTGCAAGCCAATGGGCAGATTCGCCGTTTGGAGCCCAAAATGACAAAGGCGGACCGCCAGCGCCACCGGAAAGCGCGGCGACCGCAAAAAGGAGCCCGATGAATCTCCAGGATCTATGGATCGCCCAATATAGCGCCGCCCGGAATGAATTCCATTGCCAACCGCTGTCGCAGGCGGTGGGCGAGAATCAGGCGCGGGTGGCCCGGCAGGAAAAGGGGCACGACTGGGTGACGGTGCGGGTGGGGAGCGAAGCGGAGGCGCAGACCACGGTGCGGATCTTGCGGGAAATCCAAGCGGCGCACGCCCCGGAGCGGATCCAGCCGCCGCCCGTGACTATTTTCGAACCTTTTAAGCAATTAAAGCCAAGCCCGACCGAAGAATTGGCATTGTGGTTTGAAAAAATGGGTGAAGCGCAACAAATGATCGCCCAAATCCTGAGGGCCAAGTTTTAATGGTCGGCTCCAGCCGCCGGGACCAGGTCCGGGAGCGCCTCAATATTCCGGCGTTTTTCGCGGGCGAGTTGGGTCTGGACCTGGGCACCTTGCGCCACCGGGGCGACAATGTCACGGTCCTCTGCCCTTTCCATGATGACCGGAATACCCCCAACCTGTCGATCAATCTGGTCTCCGGGCTGTTCAAATGCTTTGCCTGCGAGGCCCAGGGGGATGTCTTTGAGTTTTACCAAAAGCGGCATGCTTGCGATTTCAAGGAAGCCCTGACCGCGTTGGCGGACAAGGCGGGGGTGCCGGCGGCGGCGAAATCCGAGGGTAAATACGAGTCCTTGACCGTGAAGGAATTCGCTCTGGCCAAGAAATTGCCGGTGGATTTTTTGGAGGCTCAGGGAATTGGCCCCTATCGCTATCCCCCGGATATTTTTGACGGCGCTCTCACGGTTAATTTCCCCTATAAGGATCAGGACGGGAAGAACGTCGGCAACCGGCGGCGTTTCGGCGGGACGGATAAAACTAAGAAATTCAAGTTTCGCAAAGGGGAGCAGGTCAGACTTTATGGTCTCTGGCGGCTTCCAGAAATCCGGGCGGCGGGCTGGTGCCTGCTGGTGGAGGGGGAAAGCGATTCGCTCACTTGTTGGTTGCACCAACTACCCTGTCTCGGGATACCCGGCCTGGGCAATTGGAAGAGCAGCGCCAAGCATTTGAACCCCGCCGAGTTGGCGATTTTGCAGGGCCTGGAGATCTATGTCTGGCAGGAGCCCGGCGCTGAGAAAATGCCTTTGGATATTAGCGCCGACCTGCCCCAGGCGAAAGTCATCCCGGCGCCGAAAGAGTTCAAGGACTTGAGCGAGGCCCACTGCCAGGGGCAGGATATTCCCAAGTTGCTGGCGGCGCTAAAAAAAAACGCCCGGCCCCCGGCGCCACCGCCGGTAATCGTCAGCGGCGGCTTCACCTTCAGCGATCTGGGCAACGCCCGGCGGCTGGTGGCCCGGCATGGGAAGGATCTACATTATTGTCACCTGAGCAAAAAATGGTACGTCTGGGACGGGCGCCGTTGGCGCCGGGACGACTCCGGCGAAGTGGAGCGGCGGGCCAAAGACACGGTGGGCGGCATCTACCAGGAGGCGGGCCGGTCTGCGGACTTGGAGGAACGTAAAGCCTTCGCCAAGTTCGCCCTCAAGACCGAGGAATCCAAGAACCTGATAGCCATGGTGCGCCAGGCCCAGAGCGAGCCGGGGATGCCGGTGGCCCCGAAAGACCTGGATGCCAACCCCTGGCTGCTGAATTGCGCCAACGGCACGGTGGATCTGACCACCGGGGAACTTAAGCCCCACCGCCGGGAGGACTTGCTGACCATCATCACCGAGGTGGAATATGATCCGGAGGCCAACTGCAATCTCTGGGAAAGATTTCTCTACGAGATTATGGATGTGAACAATCAGCCCCAAGCCGCCGACCGTATGGTCTCATTCCTACAACGGGCCCTGGGCTATTCACTGAGCGGGTCGATCCAGGAGGATTGTTTTTTCATTCTGTGGGGCAACGGCGCGAACGGCAAGAGCACCTTGGTGAACACCATCAGCACCATCCTGGCCCGATATGCCACGAATACGCCGGTGGAGACCCTGCTGAACCGGGACCGGGGCGGGGAGATCCCCGCCGACATCGCCCGGCTGGATGGTCCCCGTTTTGTCACGGCCGATGAAGTCGATAAAGGACGGCGTTTGGCCGAGTCCCTGGTCAAGGCCTTAACGGGGCGCGGGACGATTACGGCCCGGTTTCTGTATGGGGAACATTTCGAGTTTACGCCGCAATTTAAACTCTGGCTGTCGACCAACACCAAGCCCATTATCAGGGGCACGGACACCGGCATCTGGCGGCGCATCATGTTCTGCCGTTTCCCGGTGGAGATTCCGAGAGAGCAATGGGATCTGGAACTGGAGGCGAAGCTGCAGGCGGACGGGGCGGGTATCCTCGCCTGGCTGGTACGGGGCTGCTTGCAATGGCAGCGGGAGGGGCTGGCGCCGCCGCCGGAAGTGCTGGCAGCCACGGCCCAGTATCGGGCGGAGATGGACGTGTTGGGCGAGTTCATCGAGGATCGCTGTGTGGTGGCCCCTGGGTATGTGGCTACGGCCAAAGAGCTCTATGAAAGTTATGACGATTGGGCTGAGGACGGGGGCATCCCGGAGAAGCAGCGGCTCAAGCAGCGCACCTTCGGGGCCTGCCTGACGGAGCGGGGCTTTATCCGGGATCGGGGCGCCGGCGGTAAGCGGTTGTGGCGGGGCGTGGCTTTGCGTGTTTGTTAGAAGGATAGGTCACTCAGTCACCCTGCGCCTGGGCATGGGTCACCAGGTTAAATAATGGAATTATCAAGAATAACCGGGAAGGTGACTGAGTGTGACCCCAAAAACCGGGAAATAGCTCTTTACGCGCTTTATAAAGTTAACTTTATGGAAATAAAGGACACCAAGTGTCACCTGTTAAAAAAGGATAGAGGAAACAGGCGGTTAGCAGGTGGCGCATGGCGGGGCACAAGTGGCGGAAGGGAAGGGTTAACGGAGTCTTTGTTGGGTCCTTCCCATGGGAAAAACTAACAAGGATCCAAAGGCTCGCTAATTTTTTACACATGGGGGAAAAATCGGGTTTCCGTTTTTTCCTGAGGACGGGTTAGGGGAAATTTGGGAAGGGTAATTTATGAGTGAGACGATAGTCGAGGGATTAGAGGCGGTGGCAGCCCATTTCCGGAAGACGGTACGCCAGGTCCGGAACTGGCGGCGGGCGGGTATGCCTGCTCTCTCGGGGAATCGTTTTGATTTGGAACAGATCGGGGCCTGGCGGGCCCAGAAAAAAGGCGGCCGGGGGCCGGCGGCGGTGGTGGCCCCGGCCGCCTATGGCCAGGGAAAATTGATCGCCGAGGGCGACAAAGATTATTGGGATAAGGAAGGGAAAAGATATCAGGCGGAGATACGAAAGCTCGATTTCCGCAAGCGCCAGGAGGAGCTGGTGGAGGTCCGGGAGATGGAACAGCATATCATCGGCTGCATTTTGGCGGTGAAGCAGGGGCTCCAGTCTTTGGTCCAGGTGCTCCCAGAATTGGAAGGAAAAACTGCCCGGGAGATGGAGCCAATCTTCACCCGGGCCTGCCGCCAGTTGCTGGCGGCCTTCGCGAGGCCCCTGCCGGAAAACCTGGGGGGATTCGCCCCGCCGCCGGAATTATGGGATTTTCCGGATGAAGGCGAAGTGGGGGGATCGCCCGGTGATGAGCCCCTGCATGGAGCTCCGAATCCGCCGGGAAATGGGGAATCGTCCCCGAATATGGCCTAACTGGATTGTGGAAGTGGTGGAATCAGGCCCGCCGGCCGTCCGGGATGGAGCAGCTTCTCGAGGGCCGGGTGGGGATTGGCAGTTCCAAAAGTGGCGCAGGGTGGCGGGAGAATTTCTATCTTGCTGTTTAAAAAAAAATGACGCCGGAGCATGCTAACGCAACTTGACACAACTATCTGGTCGCCGCGGGAGCGGGCCGCCTGGGCCCCGCCCGCGGACCTGACCGTCAGCCAGTGGGCCGCGGCGCACCGGGAGTTTCCGGTCGGGTCCTCCTTTCCGGGGCGCTGGGATGAGGGCAAGGGGCGGCTGGCGGTGGGGCCGATGGATGCGTTTAATGACCCCCAGGTCGAGCGGATCACCCTGATGGGCAGCGCCCGGTCGGTCAAAACCGAAATCATGCTGAACATGCTGGGCTACGCCATTTCCCAGGACCCGGCCCCGGCCCTGTGGGTGGCCAGTACCGAAAGTTCGGTGAAGCGGGCCTGCCGCCGGATTCTCCGAATGATTCGCTGCAGCCCCGACCTGGCCCGGCACTGCACTGGCAATTCAGACGATGAGCAGAAGAAATCCATCGTCTTACAGCACATGGAGATCATCTTTGCCACCGCCGGCAGCGCCGCCGACCTGGGGGATTTTGAGGCCCGATATATTTTCGAGGATGAAACCGACAAGTATCCCCTGGACGTGGCGGGGCAGGGGTCGCCGACGCAAATGGCGGAGATCCGGGGCCAATCCTTTTGGAACCGCAAGATCATCACCGCCAGCACCCCCACGGACCCGGAGGGCTTCATCACCAAAGATTACGACCGCTCCGACCGCCGCCGCTTCTGGGTACCCTGTCCCGATTGCGGCGGTTATCAGGTGCTGCAGTTTGGCCGGGTGATCCATGCCGGGGAACCCCGGGGCCAATGGCCGCGAGATCGGCGGCATCCGGGCTATATCAAACGGCAGCGGGTGGCCCGGTATCAGTGCGAATACTGCGCCGCGGAAATCACCGAGCGGCAGCGCCCGGAGATGCTGGCCGCGGGCGTCTGGCGGCCGGCGGCGGGGGGCGAATCCGGGGAGGCCGGGCCGGGGCCAGCGGTACATCAGGGCTATCACTGGAACGCCCTATACTCGCCCCTGGCCACCTGGTCGGAAATGGCCGCCAAATTTTTTGAGATCTACCGGGACCGCGAGCAGCTCAAAACCTGGACCAATCTTTGGGATGGGCAGCCCTGGAAAGAGATCGTGCAGTCCCACGAAGCCGCGGCCATCCTTAATTGCCGCACTAACCGGCCGGCCTGGGTGGTGCCAGAGGAGACCCTGGCCCTGACCGCGGGCATTGACTCGCAGAAACGGGGCTTTTGGGTGGTGCTGCGGGCCTGGGTGCTGACTGCGGATGGCCTCCGGGAGTCCCATAAAATCCGCCATGGGTTTGTGGCCAGTTTTGGGGAGTTGGAGCAATGGCTATTTGAGGATGTCTACCGTACCATGAGCGGCCTGGAGCACCGGGTCTGGACCGGCCTGATCGACACCGGCGGCGGGCTGATGGGAGAGGGGGAGGCCACCCTGACCGAGCAGGTTTACAACTGGTTGCGGCGCTCCGGGCGGGGGCGGATCTTCGGCTCCAAGGGGAGTTCCCGGCCCCTGACTTCGGGCCGGTTGGCAGTGCGGGGCCAGATTGACTGCTATCCCAGCGGCAAACCCCTGCCCGGCGGGCTGGTGCTGTGGCGGCTGGATACCGACGCCCTGAAGGATTTCATCTGGGCACGCATCGAGAACGGTCTATTCCACCTGGATGCCGACACCGATGAGATCTACGGGGCGCATCTGGCGGCCGAAGTCAAAGAACGCAATCGGAAGGGGCAACTGGTCTGGTCGGTGCAATATGGCCGGGCGAACCATCTGCTGGATTGTGAGGTGCTGGCGGCGGGGGCGGCGGAGGCTTTCAATGTCTGGCTGCTGCCCCGACCCCAATCCAGCCCGGCGGGAACGGTGATTCCGGAATCCGGCGGCGTCAACCCCTTCACCGGATTCCGCCAGGGGAGTTGGCTGGGGAGATGATCGACGTCGTCTATTTTACTACGAATCACAGCTTCTCAGACCACCGGGAGCTGCGCTTCTCGCTCCGGAGCCTGGCACTCTATATTTCCGGGGTGCAAAGGGTTTTTGTAGCGGGGTCCCGGCCCACCTGGCTGCGGGGGGTGGTGCACCTGCCGGAGGCGGACCCCTTCACCCATAATAAGGATGCCAATATCATCCGCAAGATGTTGGCCGTCTGTCAACCGGAGCGCGGCTTATCCAACCCCTTTCTCTTTGTCAACGACGACCATTACTTTTCCCAGGATGGCGAGGCCGTCGCCTTCCCCTATTACCACAAGGGCGAGCTCAAGGGGGGGCCATCGCTCCACCGGGAATATAGCCGCCGCCTGGCCAATACCCGGCGGCTGCTGGCGGGCTGGGGGCGGCCGACCCGGAATTATGACGTGCATACGCCCATCCTGATCCACCCGGCGTGCTTTCGGGAGATCTTTAATACTTTCTATTGGTTGGACCTGGCGGGACCGGGCGTGGTGATGAAAAGCGTTTATGCCAACTCCCGCCCGGAGATCGCCGGGGTTTATCTGGCCGATTGCAAACTGACCGCCAGAACCCATGGCAGCGTCGAGGGTTGGCTGGAAGTCCTGCGCCAGCGGCCCTGCTGGTCCACCGGGGAACACCTGCCCCGGCTGGTCTGGCAGCTGCTGGAGCGCCTCTACCCGGAGCCCTCCAGCTATGAAGCGGGGCCGCGGAGATGACTTTGACCCACGCCATCATCATCCGCCTATATTTCGCCCCGGACGATCCCCGGGCCGCCTGGCGCCTGGATTTTTTCGAGCAGCAGGTGCTCCCGTGCCTGGCCCGCCAGACCTGCCCGGATTTCGCCATCTGGATTAGTTGTCATCCCGCCCACCAGGAGCGTTTGCAGGCCCTGGACCCCCGGATCCGCACATATCAGGATGGCGCCCAGGCGGAAGATCAGGTAATCGGCCTCATCGCCCTGGCGCCGGGGAAAGGGGCGCTGCCCCAGGTGGCGATCCAGACCCGGCACGATTCCGACGATTTGCTGTCCAAACACTACGTGGCTCGCATTCGCAAAGAAATCGCCAAACGGCCCGACAAGTCCCTGTTGGTATCCTTCCAACCCTACAAGCTGGACCTGGCCAGCGGCCAACGCTATCGCCTGGCCACCCGTTATCACCGGCAGCAACCCTCGATGTTCCTTAGCCTCTACCAACCCGACCAGAAAAACTATCGCTATATTTACGAATGTAATCACCGCCGGCTGTGGCAGATTTGCCCCCGGGTGGTGACGGTGCCTGAGGGTTATTGCGACCTGGTGGTGCACGGCGGCAATTGTCATACGAAAATCGGCGAGCGAGACCGACCGCTAATCGAGGGGAAACGATGATGTCTCATCAGGTTTATCCCGGCAATGACCTCAAGGGCTGGATGCGGCCCGAGTTATTACAATGGCTCTACGCCACCGCCGGGCGCATGGACTCGGTAGTGGAGATCGGCTCCTGGTATGGCCGCAGCACCCATGCCCTGTTGTCCGGCACCCATGGACCGGTCTTTGCGGTAGATCACTGGCAGGGCAGCCGGACCGCCGCCGGGGACCTGGACCCGGCTTGCCGGGCGGTGCAGCGGGAGGATGTCTTCGCCCGGTTTCTCAAAAACCTTAACCATTTTCCCAACCTGCAGGTGATCTGTAAGCCGAGTCTGGAGGCTGCGGCCCTGTTCCAAGACGCGGCGGTGGATATGGTCTTTATTGACGGCGGCCACCTCTATGAGGAGGTCCGGGCCGATATTCTCGCCTGGCGGCCTAAGGCCCGGAAACTCATCGCCGGGCACGACTACCGGTCCGGTTGGCCGGGCGTGGTGCAGGCGGTCCGGGAGATCTTCGGGACGAATTTTCATACCTTGGGGTCCATCTGGTATCACCAAATAGTCCATCATTTTGATCAGGATTTGGGGTAAACGATGACCATCTCCGTCTCCATCATGGCCCATCCCTCGCGGGCCGCCTTCATCCCCCCCCTCTTTGCCGCTCTCGGGCAGGAGGTGCCGGTGGCCTGGGACCAGATCGGCAACCGTTGGGATACCGGCCGGCGGGCCTGGGAGCTGCACGACCCGGCGGCCAGCCACCACCTGGTGCTTCAGGATGATGTGATCCTGAGCCGGGATTTGCTGCGGGCCTTGCCCCGAGTGATTGCCGCGGCCCCGGACCGGCCAATCTCACTGTTCGTCCGCAACAAGAAGCGCTGGAACCACCTGGTGGCGCAATGCCGCCGGGACGGGCGCCGGGGGGGGCGCTGGCTGGTGCTGCAGCGCCTCAACTGGGGCCCGGCGGTGCTCCTGCCGGTGGCCGATATTGCCCCGATGCTCGCCTGGGTCGAGGCCCACTGCCACATGCCCAACTATGATGTGCGCATCGCCTATTGGTATCTGACCCAGGGGCGTCCGGTGTGGTACACCATGCCATCCCTGGTAGATCACCGGATCGATGGCGAGTCGTTGGTGTGGACCCTGCACAGCCAGGTCAACCGCTACGCCCGCTGGTTCATCGGCGAGGATCGTTGCGGCGCGGCGCTGGACTGGCGGGGGCAGACCGTCACCGAGCCGACACCCCTGGAGACCTATCTGGCCAAGACCGCGGCGATCAACGAAAAATACCGGCAGGGGATCATGCCATGACGACCGGGGATCACGCCATGACGACTTTTCTGCTTACCGGGAAAAAGAATATTTGCAATTTTGTCGGCCGGTCTTGGAAGACGGTAGAGGAATGGATCGTTTGCCAAGATTTCCCGGCGAGAAAACTGAATGGCGTCTGGGAATCCGATTCGGAATTGATCACCCAATGGCGGCGAAAAAAAATATGTCAAGAGCAAAAGTTATCACCTGAGCGTTCATAGGCGTTCATAGACGTCACGAGTTGTATTTGGGCCAAAAACCGGGTGTATCCTCTCAGGAAACATCCGGTTTTTTTTGGGAGGTCCATGCCGCTCTATACCTTAGCCGAAATTCAGGCGAAGATCGTCGCCCTGGATACCCAGATCCTCGAGACCGAAAGCAAGCAGGTCGTGGTCTCCGGGGGGCCGGGCCAGGGGGCGCACCAGCAGCGGGGCGACCTGGCCGCCATGTACCGGGAGCGCCAGTTCTGGCTCAAGGAATATGCCCGGGGGGAAGCCATCGCCGCGGGTGGCCGCGTCACTTATGTCCAGTTCGAGAGGCCGGCCTGATGCGAGCCGAAACCCCCGGACCCCTGCTGGATTATCTGGGCCGGCCCCTGCGGGTCGAAGCGGCAGCCGGCCGTTTCGAAGGCGCCCGCTTCAACCGCCTGATGATGGATTGGGTCACCTCCGGTCTGGGCACCAACCCCCTGCCCTGGGAACTCCAGACCCTGCGGGACCGGTCCCAGGACCGCTGCCTCAACGACCCTATCGCCGCGTCGCTCCCCCAAACCATTACCGTCAATGTCGTCGGGCCGGGGTTGCAGCCCCAGAGCCGCCTGCGGGCCGACCAGTTGGGGATCTCCGAAGAGGAGGCCGAGGCCCTCCAGGCGCAAGCCGAGGCCGCCTTCGATCTCTGGCAGCCTGGGGCCGACGCCGCCGGCCGCCTCGATTTCGCCGAGATCCAGGCCCTGGTGATGCGCAAGGTGGTTGAAGACGGGGAAATCCTGGTCAACCTGCCGATATTGCCGCCGACCTCCTTCCGGCCCCTGGGCCGGGCCCTGGAAATGGTGGCCGCCGACCGCCTGGCCACCCCCCAGGGTCTGAGCCGCGAGAATGTCTTTCAGGGGGTGGAGTTGGGGGCGGTGCGTCAGGAGCCGGTGCGCTATTGGATTCGCAAGGCCCCCAAAAATGTCGGTGACCTGGAATTGCCGAGCTTTGAATTCACCGGGATTCCGGCCCGGGATGCCCAGGGTCGCCCCTTGATCCTCCATATCTTCGCCACCCAGCAACCCGGCCAGGTCCGGGGCGTGCCCCACTTCGCCCCGGTGCTGAAATTATTTAAATCGCTGGCGGATTCCCTGGACGCCGAGGTGGTCGCGGAAAAGGTCGCCGCCTGTCTGTCGGCGGTCATTACCCAGAACGATCCCAATATTCCCATCCTGGCCACCATCCAGGAGCCCGGCACCGGCAAAAAATTGACGCAGTTGGAGCCCGGCATGATCCCGACCCTGGCCCCGGGGGAGGACATCAAGCTCATCGACTTCAAACGGGGCGGCGAAACTTTCGACGTCTTCCTGACCAAGGTGCTACGCATCATCGGCAATGCCCTGGGGTTGCCGTATGAACTGCTGCTCAAGGATTTTTCCCGGACCAATTATTCCAGCGCCCGGGCGGCCCTGCTGGAAGCCTGGCGGGTTTTTCTCTATTGGCGGCAATGGCTGACCCGGAAATTCTGCCAGCCGGTGTGGGAGCTGGTCCTGGAGGAGGCCTATCTCCGGGGCCGGTTCCCGGCAAAGAATTTCTACGCCCAGCGGGCGGAATATTGCCGGGCGGTCTGGATCGGGCCGGGCCGGGGTTGGGTCGATCCGGTGAAGGAGATCGTCGCCGCCAAGCTGGAGGAGGATTACAACTACGCCACCCTCGCGGACCAGTGCGCCGCCCAGGGCCGGGATTGGGAGGATGTCCTGAAGCAGCGGGCCCGGGAGCAAAAGCGCCTGAAGGAATTGGGTTTGCCTGCGCCTTTGAGCGTGCAGGTGCAGATCCTGCCGGAAGGCGACTCGCAGGTAGGAGGTGGAGCCAATGCCCCGCAATGAACCGATTTTCGAGCAGCGATATCCCCTGGTCTTTGCCTCGTATCAGGACAAAGCTTGGGCCCTGCACCCGGCCAAACTGGAGGAATTTGTCGCCCTGGCCGAGGCCCTGCTGGACGGCCAGAAGCTCGACTGGCCCGTCCTGGCGGCGGGCAAAGGCGGCCCTCAGGTTCAGGATGAATCCTATCAGGTGCGGGACGGGGTGGCCCTGATCCCGGTGTATGGCGTCCTGGATAAACGGATGAACCTGCTGGCCGATTTTTCCGGCGGCACCAGCTATGAGGTGGTGGGCGCGCAACTCCGGGAGGCCCTGGCCGATCCCCGGGTGCAGGCGATCCTCTTGGATGTCGATTCTCCGGGGGGCTCGGTGGACGGGGTCAAGACCCTGGCGGATCAGATCCTGGCGAGCCGGGGGCAAAAGCCCCTGGTGGCCTTCGCCAACGGCCAGATGACCAGCGCCGCTTACTGGCTCGGGTCGGCGGCCGATCAGGTGGTGGCCGAGGAGACCGCGGTGCTGGGGTCGATCGGCGTGGCCATGACCCATTTCGACCGCTCCGGCCAGGATGCCCAGCGGGGCGTCAAACGCACCCTGATCTATTCGGGCCGCTACAAAACCATGGGTAGCGACGCCGGCCCCCTGTCGGCGGAGGCCCAGGATTATTTACAACAGATTTCGGATACCTATTACCAGCTGTTCCTGGATGGGGTGGGGCGCAACCGCGGGCAGGATGCGGCCGTGGTGCATGCGGCGATGGGTGACGGGCGGATGTTCATTGGCCGCCAGGCCCTGGATGTCGGCCTGGTGGATCAGATCGGCACCTTGGACGACGCCTTGGCGTTGGCTAAGCAAATGGCCCAACCGGGCCAGGGGAGGATGATGATGGACCGAAAAACTTTCGAGAGCCAGCACCCGGAGCTGTTCGTGGCGATCAAGGCCGAGGGAGCCGGAGAAGTGACGCTGGAACAATTGTGCACCCGGCAGCCGGAGGCGGCGGCGCAGCTGCGGGCCGAAGGCCGGGACGGGGAGCGGGCCCGGGTGGTGGAGATCCTGGAGGCCGCGGGGCTGAAAGGTCTGCTGTTCGAGGTGATCCAGGACGGGCGCGAGCCTAAGGCGGCGTTCAAAGCCTTCCTGGCCCACGGGGACCAGGTGCGGGCCGAGGCCCTGGCGGCGATGACCGCGGCGGCCCCGCCGCCGATGGGGACCACGCCCGCGAAGGTGGAGACGCACCTCGAACCGCCGGGGGATGCCCCCATCGAGACCCGGACGAAGGCGGCCTGGGACCAGGACGCCAAACTCCGCCAGGAGTTCGGCGGCAAGTTCGAGACCTACCTGGCTTATCAACGGGCCGAGGAAAGCGGTCTCGCCAAACAGATCAAAAAAGGCTAACCCGGCGACGCCGGCGCCACGAGGAGGAAATCTATGGCTGCAAGCAAGAATGTGCCGTTGGAACTGGAGACCGGCGACCGTAACGTTATCCCGGTGGCCGCGGGCCAGCAACTTTTTCAGGGGTCCCTGGTCTTTGCGGATGCCGCCGGGCGGGCCACCGCGGTCCTGGGGGCGAAATTTCTCGGACATGCCGCCGCCGAAGCTGACAACCGCAACGGCGGCGCCGGAGCCATTTCGGTGTGGCTGCATAGTGGCCGCTATCGGGCCCAGGTCACTCTCGCCTCGGTGGCGCTCACTAGCCCCGGCAAACAGGTCTTCGCCTCGGATAGCAATACCCTGGCCCTGACCTCGAATGGCAACGCCAATACCCTGGTGGGTCTGGTGATCCGTTACGTCACCACCAACATCGCGGTGGTGGAGTTCCTGACGGTCCAGGAGGTGGAGGGCGGGGGCCGCCTCGATTTCGAAACCCTGGTGCCGGGGACCGAAACCAACGGCTCGCTGATGACCACTGGAATCACCTGGGTGCCCTTCACCGCGCCTGGGGCCTGCGGGATGAAACTGCTGCTGGCGAATGCCGCGGCCTCGGGCGACTTCGCCACCCTGCGGATGCGGGCCCGCAGCGACGCCGCCGGACCCACGGTCTGCGGTAATTTCTCGGCCTCCGCCGGGGTGGATAACCACGGCAACCTCTATGCGGTCCAGGGGTATGCCCAGCCCAACGCCTATACCCAAAACAGCGTCGCCAACATCGTCTGCGGGCTGTATTCGTGTATCGACGCCACCGGGGCGTCGGTGGGGCGGCGCTGGTCCGCCTGGTTCGACGATCACAGCACCGTCAAAGCCAGCGGCGGCCATTACCTGGTCCGCCTCAGCCAGAACGGTTCGGCGATCATCGATGGGGCGATCACGGTCTATCCGGCCCGGCTGCCGCATTTGTTTAACATCGAGGAGGCCGGGGGCTTTCTGTCCGCGGCGTCCATTGCCATCAGCGTCATGACCCCGGACGGCCAGAAGTTTATCCGGCTCTATGGCACGGCCTCCTAAGGATGGGCGCATGATCACCATCGAGGAACTCAGTCAGCGGCAGGCGGAATTGGACCAGCGGGAGCAATCCTTGCTGGCGCAACTGGAGGCCCTGGAGCAACAGAAAGGGGGCATCCTGGCGCAGATCAACGCCATCCGGGGCGCCAGCCAGGAATTAGGTTTCTGGCTGGCGAAGTTCCCGTCCGGGTCAAACTTTAAAATTATTGGCGAGGACCAAGAGGAGGATTAACCATGCCTGAACAACTTGGATTTTCCAGCCGAGCCCTGATCGGCATCTTTTTTCAGACCCTGGAGGCCGGGTTGGCCGGCTCCTGGATGTCGCCGGTATCGTTTCTGGTGACCTCGCAGCAGAAAGTCGAGCAATACCGGTGGCTGGGCATGTCCCCGGCGGTGCGCCAATGGATCGCCGGCCGTCACCCCCAGGGACTCCGGGCCGACGCCTATTCCCTGGAAAACCTCAAATTCGAGGCCACCCTGGACATCGAACTGGACGACCTGATCCGGGACAAGACCGGGCAGATCATGCTCCGGGTCCAGGAGATGGCGGACCGGGTCAACGAGCACTGGGAGGTCTTAGGCTCCGCGGCCCTGGCCCTGGGGGAATCGGCCTTATGCTATGACGGCCTGCCGTTCTTCAGCGCCAGCCACATCGAGGGCAATTCCGGGACCCAGCTCAATCTCCTGGCCGCGGCGCAGGTGCCCCAGTTGGACGTGGCGACCGCCGCCACCCCGACCCCGGCGGAGATGGCCGCGGCCATCCTGGGTTGCATCGGCTACCAGTACCGCTATGTGGATGACCAGGGCCAGCCGCTGAACGGCCAGGCCCGGCAGTTCCTGGTGATGGTGCCGGTGCCGCTGTTCGTGCCGGCGATCGCCGCGGTCAGTTCGCCGATGGTGGCCACCGCCGCCGGGGCCGCCGCCGATAACCTCCTGGTCCGGGCCATGCAGGCCAATGGCTTCCAGATCGCGGTGGTGGTCAACCCGCTGCTCTCCTGGACCACTAACTTCGTGGTGCTGCGCACCGATGCCCGGGCCAAGCCCCTGATCCGCCAGGAGGAGTACGGGGTCAAGGTCTCGGCCAAGGCCGAGGGCTCGGAATACGAGCACGACACCGACCGGCATCAGTACGGCATCAAGGCGAGCCGCAACGTCGGCTACGGCTACTGGCAATATGCCCTGAAGGCGACCCTATCGTAGCACCGGCTTTCAGCCGGTGATCCACAGGAGCGCTATGCCTAAGGACCCGATCAAGACCCTGGAAGATTTGGAGAAGCGCCTGGAGCGGCGGGGGG